GTAGGACCATAAATCTTTACATCGGCAGTTGCAGTTGTTCTGCCAGGCAGTTCTGCACTTTCACATTGAAGTGCTAGATATCTTGTAAGAGATGAATTTGATGTTTTTGAATACTCATCAGATTCACCTTGGCGACCAAATGCCGAACCAATGGCATTAGATACATCACTAAAGATAGAGTTTGGAAAGTTCAATATCTTTTCAATGATTGAGTTGCCAACGAATTGATTAATATATGGTGGGATAGGAAGAATGACTTCAAACCTAGATGGTTTTGCGAGTCCGTCTTTGCCACGAATATTTGATAAGAATAAATTTGGTGAGAACGACATTTAGAATTTCTTTCGTGAATCTGCGTAAACTTTGCTTTCGGATGCAGTAAATTGTTGCACCGGTAAAAGTGCTGCAATATCCCATTCATCAGCAGGTATCTCCAAAAATCGAGATGTTATATTCGTATAGAGATATCTCTTGATGCATGGCATAGCTTCAAATGCTGTAGAAGCAGCCACCAAGTAATCGTAGTTAACACGAAACTTAGTCTTTTCATCAAATCTGTTATTGCTTAATGTATCACTTAATTTGTCTAAAAGAAGAATTCGTTGCTTTGGGTGAATGTAGTGCAAATTCAACCCTAGAAACCCGTCTGAGTATCGTTCTATTGGAATTACCAATGGGAACCTGTCGTAATATGGCAACGAATCTTTCAACTTTGGATCATAAAAAAAGAAATACATCTTACCAATAAAAGACTTATCTTTTAGGCGTTCTCTATCTCGCATCAGAGCTGCGGCAGTAGGTCTCAAATCTCCCACTTTTGCCTGCAACCACTTTCGTGCTGATACTGTTCGAGGAGTTAAACCCTCTTTTGCAAGAGATTGTTTCAGTCTGTCGAGTAAATACGCCATCGTGTATTTATCTTACAAACCAAGTTCTTTTTCTGTGATTAACTTAAACTGCCAACCGTGTTCTTTACAAAACATTTCTGCTGCTTTCCACTTTTGCTGATTAACGGCATAGGTGACTGTTTCTTGTATGAATCGTTTTGTGCGTCTTGCTTGCGTAGGTTGTTGTGTTTGTTTGAATGGTTTCACTTCTAAAACAAGAGTGGTTTCTTTGTCTCCCTGTTTGACTTTTGCAATAAAATCAGGGAAGTAACGATGAACACGATTGTCAACAGGTGAGACATAAGGTATATAAAGTTCTTCAGATGCCCACCATATAACCCTTGGATTCTCATCCAAGTATTTCATTACCCGCAATTCCCAAGAAGAACGATAAACGATGTTGTTTGCATCTCCGTTATATTTCTTGGGGTTCTTTGGCTTAAACCATCCCTTATATGACATAAATACTATCTATCTCTCTTTATAGGAAAAAGTATGCCTCTTTTCGGATTTGGCGACATTCAGTTCAACAAAGGTTCAGTAACCAGAAAAGGTCCTCTTGGTAACCTAGTTGACAATCGTTTTAAGACCACAACACTCAGATATCCAATTGATGTTGGCAATTACGATAAAGCACACTACATGGTGTTTTACATCCGTCAACAATCGAATACCAAATTTCCATCAGGAATTGTTGACGAAAAGGCAGTTAATGCTGCAGCTTCTTCGTTACAAAATAATGCATTCTCGCAATTGAATGCATTACAACCATCAAATATAGGTTCACAAGTTGGTGGCGCTCTGTTAAGTAAAATTAATAATGGTTTAAGTGAAATTAATAAAGCCACAGGAGGGGCGTTAGAGGGTTTAACATCTGCCGTAGGTAAAGCTGCTGGTGGTGTTGTTAATGATGTAAACAATTTATTTGGTAGAAAAACATCTTTGATTGGTGGTAACTCTGCTGCCACACAAGCAAACATCGACACTTCTATCAAAGCAATTACAGACAAAAGTCCTTTAGGAAGTCTTCGAAAAACGCAATTGACAACAGATGCAATTGCACTCTACATGCCAGATACTTTGAATTATTCCTATTCACAATCTTATGACCAGTTGTCATTGGGTGGAGAAATGTTAGGACAAGCAGCTGCTGCTGGTGCATCACTAATTGATGCTTTCAAATCTGGAGAAGGTGCAGCCGATACAATTAAAAAAACTGCTGCAGCTGGAGGAGAAACAGCAAAACTATTGGCTCTACAAAAAGGTGCCAGTACCATAGGTTCATTGACAGGTAGTGGACAAACTGCTCAATTAGGATTTACTGCCGTAACTGGTACAGTTCAAAATCCAATGTTAGAGATGATTTATAAATCTCCTAACTTTAGAACATTTCAATTTGATTTTACATTTTATCCTAGAGATGAAAGAGAAGCACTAGAAGTTCAAAAAATTATTGAGAGATTTCGTTTTCATCAGGCACCAGAATTATCTTCTGCCCAAGGGTTTTTAATTCCACCGTCTGAATTTGATATTAAGTTTTATTATGGTGGTGTTCAAAACCCAAACATTCCTTCAATTGCAACTTGCGTTTTGACTACAATTGATGTAAACTATGCTCCAAATGGTTGGTCTGCTTTTGAAGTGCCAGGCGAAAATTCTCCGTCAGTTGGTAGAACAGGTATGCCAGTTGCAATTCAGTTAACTTTAGAATTCCAAGAGACTACATATCTCACGAAAACAGATTTCAAACAAGACAAAGACTTTTCTGACCAACAAAGTAGTTCGTTCACAAGAGCAAGTCAAGCAGGACAATACGGATCAAGTTAATGGCTACATTTTTCAATTACTATCCTAAAACATTCTATACCAGTAATAATGATACAACTGGTTTAGAATCTGTAACTAATTTAATTACCAGATTTAAGTTTGAAGAAGGTATCAAACAAAACTCTGCTGCATTCTATAAGTATAACATACAGGACGGTGATACACCAGAAATCATTGCAGACAAGTATTATGGAGATGTTGAAAAACATTGGATAGTTTTATTGTTCAATGATATTGTTGATCCTCAATGGGATTGGCCATTAGATTCCCGTGAAATAATCAACTACATCGATAAAAAATATACTGCGAATGGTGCGGCAAATACAACCGTTCAAACTGGCATTGCATGGGCAATGAGTGTCAATAATGTTCAGGCGTATATAAAAATCATTACTACGACTTCTTTTGATGGCACACAAAAGATAGAGAAATTGCAAGTTGACCAAAATACCTATGCAAACATTGCTGCAACGACAACAACATATACGACACAGGCTGGCGAATCTGTAACAATTGCCATTACAAAAGAAAAACAAACATACTATGATTATGAAATTGATTTGAATGAAAGTAAAAGAGAAATTAAACTACTCAAATCAGATTTTGTTGATGCGGTCAGTAAAGAATTTAAGAGAGTGATTACACAATGAGTTTTGAAGTAAAACAATCAACTCAATTTAAGATAAATGAGTTGGTAATTGTAACAAAGGCAGGACCAATTGACATATCAGGTATCTTTGAAGAATTAAACATATTTGATTCTGTTTTAGTTCCTGTCATTAACGGAACACTTTTGGTAAAAGATTCGATTGGTCTTTCTGGTCGCCTTTTGTTCGATGGTTCTGAATCCCTTCTCATTGACATAGCAAAAGATAAGAAGTCTGATATTGCTTCTTTTAGAAAAGCATTTAGAATATACAAACAGTCAGACCGAAAGAATGACACTCAAAATAGTGAAACATTCTTATTACATTTTGTTGCAGATGAATTAATGTATTCCGACCAACAAAGGATTAATCAGTCTTTCGAAACAACTTATGCCCAGATGGTTGAAAAAATTCTTCTTAACTATCTAAAAGTACCATCGAACAATCTAAGAGGTATTATCAATCCAACATCAGGTCTTCGAAAAGTTGTAATACCAAATTTAAGACCATTGGATGCCATAGATTGGATTGCAAAGAGGGCAGTTGATTCACAAGACTCTCCAAACTTTATGTTTTATCAGAATATGATTGGTTATAATTTTGCCTCACTATCTGTTTTGTTATCACAACCAGATATTTTGAATGTCAAGTTTGAACCAAAAAACCAAGAAGGTAAAAATTCAATTGACGAAATTAGTTCTGCTAGGTCTTTAGAAGTCATATCGCAGGCCAATGAGGTAGAAAAAACTCGTTCAGGTGTAAATGCAGGTAAGTTTATTGGTTTTGATCCAATGACAAGAACAGTCGCAACAAGAAATATTAGTTATGGTGACCATTATTTGAATATGAAACACGGAAACAAAAATCCAAACTTTTCACAAATTATTAATCGTGATGGTGTAAACAACACAGAAACTTATGATGCAAATAAAACTGTTGGTAGTTTTGGTGCTGCAAGACAGTTGAGTGAATATATCAAAAAGAAAGATCCAACATCAATTTCAAAAGAAGACAATGTTGAGAGTTATCTTTCACAGAGAACATCAATCATTAAAAATTTGATGACAAAACGAATTCGTCTTTCAATGCCAGGTAACTTTCAACTTACTTCGGGTTTCAATGTCAGTTTAGTTGCACCAACATTTGGTAAAAAAATGAAAGGTGATGACAATGAAGATCCAAGTTTAAGTGGTAAATATTTAATCGTTGCTTCTCGTCAAAAAATTGGATACGACAAACACGAAACTATCATTGAGATTGCAACAACATCTTCAGACAATCAATTTATTCCTGTTAGCAATCCATTACAAACATCTGCGATAGGTTCTTATTAATATGGAAGAAAAACAGTCACAGAAGTTTGCAGGTAAAGATGGTTTTGTTTGGTGGATTGGAATTGTAGAAGATAGACAAGACCCACTTAAACTGGGTCGTGTTCGTGTGCGTTGTGTTGGTTGGCATGCTGAAAATAAGATGCTATTGCCAACTGATATGTTACCTTGGGCTACTCCATCTTATTCTTCTAATAATTCATCACCATATCCACCAAAAGAAGGTGATATGGCATTTGGATTTTTCATGGATGGTGAGAACGCACAGTCACCAGTAATACTTGGTATCTTTTCATCAATTCCATTGAAGGCAGGAAATGCACAAGAGGCATTTAGTGATGGTCGAGATGCAGGACAATTAGCTTCTGCACCAGTGAAGCCAGATGAATCGCAAACTCTGTATCCGAGAAAATTAGATGAACCATCAACATCACGATTGGCAAGAAATGATGAAGACTATCCATCGCCAATCAATCAGGCAAAGGCTGCGAAAAAACTTAATAAAGTAGAACCTAATTCTTACTACAATGCGAAATATCCTTATAACAATGTGTATGAATCTGAATCGGGTCATGCACTAGAATTTGACGATACAAAAGACAATGAGAGGATTCATCTCTATCATCGTTCTGGTTCTTATACTGAATATGGGCCACAAGGTGACCGTTCAGAAAGAATACAGAGGAATAAATTTACAGTAGTTGTTGGTGATGAACAAGTATATGTGCAAGGTGATGTGACAGTTTATATTGACGGCAATGCCACGATGCAAGTTGGTGGTAATTTCAATGCAACAATTGGTGGCACTTGCGATATTACATCAGGTGGCAATATGACATTTAAGGCACCAAGAATAGATTGGAATCCATAATGCCTGCCGTAGCAAGAAAAGATGGAACAGATACAATTGCAACGAATCATGGTTGCGATTCTACAACAGTAACAGATGAAGGTTCTTCTGATGTTTTTGTCAATGGCAAAGGCGTAGTTCGTGCAGGAGATTTGTGTGAGGTACACTTAATTCCCGCTGGTATTGTTTGTGTTCCCCATACTGTACCACTTTCGACATATTCCTCAACTGTTTTTGTCAATGGCAAAGGTGTTGGAAGGTTAGGAGACTTCTACAATGGCCATGAAATCACATCTGGTTCATCAGATGTATTCTCTGGATAACGAATAAATAGACGAT